TCCGACAAGGGGACATGAGGTGGCGAGAGTTGCTGAGATGTTAGGCACCCCGCTTATGCCACACCAACGGCACGTTGTCGATATTGCGTTGGAACAGGAGAACGGCAAACCGGCTTACAGCGAAGTGACGCTAACTATCCCTAGGCAGTCCGGTAAGTCAACATTGTTGTTGGCGGTCATGGTGTGGTCTGCGTTGCAAGGTAACCGGCGACGTATCGCCTACACAGCGCAGACGGGTTCAGATGCCCGTAAGAAACTTGTGCATGACTTTATGCCTGCGGTGCAAGAATCCGATTTTGAACCGTTAACTACTTTTAAGTATGCGAACGGTACTGAGTCAATAACGTTTGATAACGGGTCACGTATCGAACCGTTGCCGTCCACGTTGACTGCGGGTCACGGTATGACACTTTCCGGTGGTGCGTTCATTGACGAAGCGTTTGCCGATACGGACGATAGGCGGGAACAATCGTTGCTGCCTGCCATGGTGACGTGTGATGACGCGCAGCTGTGGGTGGTGTCAACTGCCGGTACGGAACAGTCCACCTATTTGAAACGTAAAACTGACATAGGTCGTAACGCTGTGTTGGAAGGTGTGACTAGCGGTATCGCATATTTTGAGTGGTCTGCACCTGACGACGTGTTAGATATTGACGATGAGGACGTGTGGTGGGAATGTATGCCTGCGTTAGGTAACACCGTCAAAATTGAGAAGATACGTCACGCACGGCAAACCATGCCGGAATCCGAATTTAGGCGTGCCTATTTGAACCAATGGACTAAAACAGATGACCGGGTGATACCTGAACTGTTGTGGAATGAGGTGCAGACGGACAGCAAATGGCCAGATGGCGGTTTGGTGTTTGGTGTCGATATCACGTTAGACCGTTCACGGGCAAGCATCGTTGTGGCGGATAGTGAAGGCACGATGGAACTTGTAGAAAACCGGGACGGCACAGAATGGTTACCGGCACGTATCAACGACCTTGTAGCAGCCCACGGTGGGCGTGTTGTCATTGACCAGTATTCCCCGGCAGGCAACCTTGTTGACGTGCTAAAAGATATTGAAATAGTGAAATACAGCACCCGTGACAGCGTGTCAGCTGCCAACGCACTTTATGACGCAATCATGCAGAACGATGGAATAGCGGTCAGACCCCATGAAGCGTTAAGTCTTGCGGTTGCGTCCGCAAAGAAAAAACCGGTAGGTTCAGGGTGGCTATGGGCGCGTGTTGACCCGGCAGCAGACTTGTCACCGTTGCACGCAGCTAGCGTGGCGTGGCATTGTGCTAAGTTTCGGCCTAAGAAAACCAAAACACCGATGGTATTCTAGGAACCACTATGGGTATATTCTCACGTCGCAAGACTGAACAACGCGCAAGCGAATTTCCGTTTGTCTTGCCGACGGCAAACTATTTGCAACCCTTACAAGGCGCGTTGCATATTTCACCGGCAACAGCGTTAACTATTCCTGCGTTGTATCGTTGCACCAACCTTATTTCAGACAGCATTGGTGCATTACCGTTAGCGTCGTATCGGAACGGTGACCGGGTAAAACCGCAACCCGCCATTTTGGAACAGCCAGACCGCACCATGACCCGTATGGACATGATCGCGTCAACCGTCATGTCTTTAGTGATTGACGGCAACGCCTACTGGCTTCTAGGTGACCGTGACGAACTTGGCTACCCACGGCAAGCAGTTTTGTTGGCACCGGACGCGGTGTATATCGAAACAGCCCAAAACGGTGCAACAATCGCATACCGTGTAGCCGGTCAGACATACCAGCCGGAAGACATTTTGCATATCCGTGGGTTGACGTTCCCCGGTTCTGTCAAAGGCATGTCAATTATTGAACATCACCGGCGCACGTTAGGTATTTCTATTGCCGGTGAAGACTGCGCTAGCGAACTGTATAACGCAGGCGGTCTACCGGTAGGCGTGTTAGAAGTTGACGCAGACATTACCCGTGAAGAAGCAGACGCATTAAAAGCGGGTTGGATAGCCAACAACGGTGGACGCAACCGGACACCGGCAGTTTTAGCAAACGGCATTGCGTACAAACCGTTGTCATTCTCAGCACATGACCTAGAACTGATTGACGCACGCAGATATAGCGCACAGCAGGTTTGCACGTTGCTAGGTGTACCACCGCACATGGTTGGTGTTGCAATGGACGGAACGTCAATGACGTACAGCAACGTGACACAAGACAGTATTCAGTTTGTGCGGTTCACGTTACGTCCGTGGCTGTCACGTATCGAACAGGCACTATCAACATTGCTGCCACGAGGACAAACGGCACGTTTCATTTTGGACGACTTGTTGCGGGCAGACACCGCAAGCCGGTATGCAGCTTACGAAGTTGGGTTGCGTGCAGGATTCTTGACCGTAGAAGAAGTGCGAATGTTTGAAGACCTAACAGACGCAACGACACCGGAGACAGACTGATGTCAGAACTAATCACACGAACCGTAGAGTTTGCCGGGTTTGAAGTCCGTGACGACGACGACGGACACCACCTAGTTGGCATTGTCGCACCGTTTGGTGCTATCTACGATGCAGGCAGCTATTTAGAACGGTTTGCACCAACAGCGTTTGACAAAACCATTGCAGAACGTGGCGAACGTATCCCGCTGTTAGAGCAGCACGCCACAGACCGTATGCCTATCGGACGGGCTGTCAGTTGGCAAAAAACAAATGACGGACTAATCGCAGACTTTCTCCTAGCGAACACCCACCGTGGTGAAGAGGCACGCACACTAGCCATGGACGGTTTCGTGTCCGGGTTTAGTGTCGGATTCATTCCGGTACGTACCCAATCGTCAGAACTAAACGGTAAACCGTTACGCACACGCACAGAAGCCAAACTAGACCACGTAGGTTTCGTGCGGAACCCTGCCTACACAGACGCACAACTTATTAGTGGGAAGCGTCACAATCACAGACGTAGCAACAAAAATTTTGGACGCCAACGACGTGTACCGTCCCGTGTGGATAAACACAGTTGCCAACAACACCGTGTTTATTGGTGACACGTCCGCTGTCACCACGTCAACCGGTTTGCCGATCGTCAAAAACAATGTGCCGTTGTACGGGGAGTTATCACCCGGTCAAGAGTTGTGGGGTATCTGTACTAGCGGACAAACGGAAGATATCCGGTATTTCTCGCACGTTGACTAAACAGGTCTGTGTATGCTATTGCTAGACCGCCGATAGTAACGCCGCGTAGTCACCTTACTGTCACCGTCAGAACCTACCCATATATCAGTTAGGAGAACTGACCGTGAAGTTGCTAGACCAACTTGTTGCGGAACGTGCAGAAATTTCCGAAGCCGTAGAAACGGTTTTGGACAGGGCTGCAGAAGAAACCCGTGACCTTACAGAAACAGAAGACAAGAACCTTGGCGACCTTACAGCGCGCGCAAAGGCACTTGACGCCCGTATCGCTGACCTGCGTGAAATTCAGGTTAGCCACCTTGAAGCAGCCAAGTTGCGTGCAGAAGTCGCAGCTACCGACGAACCAAAAGAGGCACCAGCCGTGAACCGCGTTGACGTTAAGTCAGAACCATTGACCTACGAGCAGAACGCGCCACACTCGTTCTTCCGTGACTCGTACGCAGCAGAATTCCTTGGTGACGTTTCAGCGCAAGAGCGTCTGTCACGCCACACCAACGAGATGCGTCACGAACTGCGTGACTCAGGTTCAGGAAACTTTAGCGGGCTTGTCGTTCCGCAGTACCTGACCGGACTTGCAGCACCGTTCCTGCGTGCAGGACGTAACACCATGGACGTGGCCAACAGCCTGCCACTACCAAATGACGGTTTGACCGTGAATGTGTCACGCATCACGACCGGAAGTAGCGTTGCAGCCCAAGATGGCGACAACGGAGCAGTTACCGAAGCATCACCAGATGACACGTTGCTGACCGTCAATGTCCGCACCTATGCGGGCATGGTGGACGTCTCACGTCAGGCGTTAGAGCGTGGCACCGGTGTTGACGGACTGTTGGCAGCTGACCTTGTGTCCGCATACAACAGCAAAGTCAACGCAGATGTCATTAACGGTGACGGAACCTCAGGTACCCACCTTGGCATTCTGAACACGTCCGGAATCGGTGACGTTGACGTTGACGACGCATCACCAACCGCTTACGAGACATTCCAAAAAATTGTTAAGGCAATCGGCACCGTAACTGAAAACCGTTACGTACAGCCAGATGTGATCGTGATGCACCCAAGAAGGTGGGCTTACATTTCAGGTGGACTTGACAGCAGCAACCGTCCATTGGCCGGTGTAACCGTCGCCACCTCGCAGAACATCGTCGCACTTGGCAACCCCGGTGCA